CGGGGTCGATATCCTCGAAATACTCATAAAGCATGTTCAGTGCTTCATAAGAGAATTGACCATCACGGTCTACTTGGCGAAAAGCATCGCGGAATTGGCTAGCGTGTGAAATTGTGGTTTTCATAGTCGTTTACCTTAGTGGATAGTGGCGAAGATGCGCACCCCAAAGCCCTAGACGGGCTTCAGGCTGGGTTATCAGGCGAACCATTCGCGTAGCCATTGGCGAGCGACTGTGAGCTTTTTAGTGTTGAAGCGGGTCAACACTTCGCCCGATTCGTTTGTGACTTCGTAGACCCATTCAGGTGTAAAGGCCAATGTGTATGTTTGCCCGTTGACCTTCAACGTACCGTTTTTGGCATTGGCAGCCATTGCTATAGATTGAGCTTCGATTTTGGCGTAGTTCATGGTTTACCCCCTATCAATAAAACAGGGCGTCAAGCCCATGGAGAACAAGGGCGCACAGCGCCAAGCCGATAAGCACGGCGGTGAGAATGTCTAAGATTGTGGTTTTCATGCTTGGGCCTCTTTGATGCTTCGGTTAAGTTGCTGCAAGTATTGAAGCGCCGGGATAGCTTCGTACAGTTTGACGTTGACAGCGCGGGCGGTGTTTTCGTTGAAGGTCTCAAACACGGCAACGCGGGTTGCTTTGTTGACGATGATCCAAGATGCTGTTTTCATGATGTTTTCCGAGTTTGGTTGATGGGGCCGAAGCCCCGGTTTATTTAACGCTTGAAGTCAGGGTGGCTGTGCAAGCCCAATTCAACAGCCGCTGCCATCAGCGCGGCGCGATCCGCAACTGGGCTAATGTGGGCGCGGATCATGGCGCTCAGTTGGCGTGCGGCGCTGCTACGGTTACCAGCGGCGGTGTGCTTTTTAACTTGTTCGAGTTGGCGGGTCTGTTGGGCGTTCATAGTGGGTCTCCGGTTGTTGATGTATCTAGTGTAAAGGATATCCGCCCACTATTTTCTAGGTGTTTACCCTTAGGCTGTGTTATGTCTTGACAATCAATTGTCATCTTTTCGGGGTGACTTGACCCAGAGGAAAGCGAGCATTGGCGCGGCTTTGCGGGGATTCTGGGTCAAATTGTCATTATTTTATGAACTTTTATGTAGGGTATATATATATAGGTAGAAGGGCCAAGAATCAGACGCACGCCAAAAACACGCTGCGTAGGATTGGGCGATAAAATAAGGGTGACAATTTGACCCAAATGACCCAGAAGGGCTCCCAATGGTTAGACCATGCAAGCTAGACACCGTCAATTTTTTCCGGCGCATCAAAGATGATGAGCGCGCCGTACTGTTAGCCGCCGGTGCCGGTGACTTGTCCGAAGGCTTCAGGAATCTATTGGCCATTTATACGGTGCTGCACAATGCCGGATTTCGCCCAGGCGACAAGATCGAAGACCTATTGATAATTGCTAACGTAAACGAATAGTTGATAGCTTTTAGCTATCGCGCCAGTTTGGGCAGGTATTGGCTCAGGTATGGCCATAAAGCACCATCCGCCTCCCGCCCTTTTTGCACATCGATTCAAAGCCACCAGCTACCAGCTACCAGCTACCAGCTACCAGCTACCAGCTCGCAGCTCGCAGCCCCAAGCCCCAAGCCCCAAGCCCCAAGCCCCAAGCCCCAAGCCCCAAGCCGCTCGCAGATTGCTTGAAGCTTCAATAGTTGAAGCCTGAAGCATGGGGGGGGGAGGGGTCTGGCTGGCTTGTAAAAGTTACGGGACCTTCTGCCCCTCTGAAAAAACGAAAAATGACTATTTGACCTACAATCGCGCTAACTTCCCGAAAGGACAAAAGTGGCAGAACCTAAGAAACGCGGTAGACCGATCAAGATGACGATCCAGAGGTACGCAGAGAATCCGCCTGCGATCCTGCCCAAGACGGATCACCAACGCATCAAGGAGCTGAAAGAGCTGATGATCAGGTCTGGCGGCAAGGATGTCGCGGAGAAGGTGATCCAGATTGCGCTCAACGATGAGCACCCTGGTCAGATGGCGGCGCTGAAGATGTGCATGGACAGGACGCTGCCAATAGGTATGTTCGAGAAGGACAAGAGCCAGCGCAGCGCCATCACGATTAACATCACGGGTCTGGGTGAGACGCCCCAGATCATTCCGGCGGAGGACATTACGGATGTATAATTGTTGTGTCAGGACAGGCTTCTCGAGGGCTTGCTAGTGCTTTCACCACTAGCTTACTGGCACTATCAACTACCGTGAAAGGGTATCCGTATGTTCTATACGTACGCGCATTACAGAAAATCTGATGATGTGCTGTTTTATATTGGCAAAGGCTCTACAAATAGAGCGTCTGACAGTCGTAAAAGAAACCCACATTGGAATAATGTGGTGAACAAACATGGTTTTTACTACAAAATTCTTGAGCGCTTTGACTGCGAACACGCCGCCCTCAAAAAAGAAGAAGAGCTAATTTCTTTTTACAGGGCTGAGGGGCTTAAGCTGGCCAACGTTGCAAGTGGCGGAACTGCCAACAGCGGACCACGGCACAGCGAGGAAGTAAAACGCCAAATGAGCGCAACCAGAAAAGGTAAGAAGCGCACGTATAGATGGACTCTTTCAGAAGAGACAAGAGAAAAAATGCGCGTGTCGCATACCGGGTTGAAGAAATCTGAAGAGTGCATTGAGAAACAACGCGCCGCGATTACTGGCGTTCCAAAATCCGAATTGCATCGCGCGAATTTAAGTAAGGCAAGGACGGGAATAAAAGTCCCCAAAATATGGCGCAAGGTTCTATGCAAAACAAATGGTGTTGTATACGAATCTTTGACTGATGCTGCAAGTTGTTTGCTTGTAGACATCAGTCATATTTCCAAATGTTGCCGTGGAAAGATCAAACAAATAAATGGATACTCTTTTGAGTATTTTGGTGCTTTATCAGCGATTTAACGTTTTCCCTCCTACCCTGGCAGCAGCAGGTCTACGCCGACGACCACCGATTCAAAGTCATCGCTGCCGGGCGGCGCTGTGGAAAGTCCAGACTGGCGGCGACGACACTGATCATCGAAGCGCTCAAGTGCCCACCGGGCAGTGCGGTGCTGTACGTCAGCCCGACGATGGGGCAGTCTAGGCAGATCATCTGGGACTTGCTGCTGGACCTCGGACGGGAGGTGATCCAGTCGAGCCATGTGAACAACCTGGACATCACGATGGTCAACGGCGCGCGTATCTACGTCAGGGGCGCAGACCGACCGGACACGCTGCGCGGGGTGAGCTTAACCTACGCAGTGCTGGACGAGGTGGCCGACATCAAGCCAGAGGCTTGGGAGCAGGTCATTCGGGCGTCTCTGTCAGACAGGAAGGGGCGGGCGATGTTCATCGGCACGCCAAAAGGGCGCAATTGGTTCCATGATTTGTGGAAGCTGGGGCAGGACGACCAAGACAGCGACTGGAAAAGCTGGCACTTCACCACGCAGGACAACCCGCTGATCGACCCGTCGGAGATCGAGTCGGCCAAGAAGACCCTCAGCACCTTTGCGTTCAAACAGGAATACCTGGCCAGCTTCTCGAACGCGGGCGCGGACGTCTTCAAAGAGGAGTGGCTGAAGTACGGCGAGGAGCCGGACTACGGGAGCTACTTCGTGGCGGTGGACTTGGCTGGGTTTGAGGAAGTGGCCAAGCAGGCGGCCAATAGTAAGAAGCGGCTGGACGAGTCGGCCATTGCGGTGGTCAAGGTGACGGACGACGGCAAGTGGTTTGTGAAAGAGATCGAGCACGGACGTTGGGATATCCGTGAGACTGCCGCCAAGATACTGATGAAGATGCGCGACTACAGGCCACTGAGCATAGGGATCGAAAGAGGGGCGCTGAAGAACGCGGTGCTGCCGTATTTGTCAGACCTGATGAGAAAGAACAACGTCTACAGCCACATCGTGGATCTAACCCACGGCAACCGGAAGAAGACCGACCGGGTGATTTGGTCTTTGCAGGGGCGGTTTGAACACGGTAGAATCGTCCTGAACAGCGAAGAAAATTGGGACACGTTTGTGGACCAGCTTTTGATGTTTCCGTCGCAAGGCGTCCACGACGATTTGCCGGATGCGCTGTCCTACATCGACCAGTTGGCCGTCACCAGCTACTTTGAAGATGCTGACGACGAGGACTGGCAGCCGATGGATGTAATATCGGGGGTATAGCCACCAAGACGAGGTTTAAGATGGCCGATGAAATCCGAGCAACGCCGCGAAGCCCGCTGTTTGGGTTGTTTTCGGACATTGTGAATGTGCCGCTGGATTACATGAGTGACCCAAGGCGCACCCAGCAGATGCAGGGTTTGGCGTCTTTCATTCGCGGCACTGGTGTGCCCTCAACTTTGCAAAATCTGGCGTATGACCCATCGGGACGCGGGCTGTTCACTGGTGCTGGTGGGCTTGGCGGCACGACACGCATGAGGCCCGAGGCGATTGAGGCTGCTATGACGGTGGCTCCGATGGTTGGGCCAGCGGCAAAACTTATTGACCGCGGTGCAATGGCTGCTGGCCGAGCTGGTGAACGGTATGCCGAGAGAGTATTGCCTGGTGTCATGGAGCGTGGTGGGTTGCCTGCGCAACTGGCGATGGATTTGACACAGGGTACGCGCAGACCACTGGATGTCTTTCATGGCACACCGCATCGATTCCCCCCAACTGAGCGCAATCCCCTTGGCGAGTTTGATGCCAGCAAGATTGGCACGGGTGAGGGGGCGCAAGTGTATGGGCATGGGCTTTACGTTGCAGAGGCTCCAAACGTGGCAGAGCAATACAAAGAAACGCTTGCGCACAAGGCGTTTGCAAAAATGGAGCAAGTTGACCGCAACAACTACAAAGTCACGGCTCCAGATGGAACGGTAATCTCAGAAGGTTTGCCGCTTGGACCATCAACCAGAGCAAAAGACGCATTTAACGCCAAGGCTGGCAACATATATAAAGTCGATCTTCCAGACGAGCAGATTGGCAAAATGCTGGACTTTGACAAGCCATTGGGGGAGCAATCTGATTACATTAAAAACATCATTAAAGAGTATGAGTTGGACTATGTGCCGCCAAGCGCAACTGGTGGCCGTTTGATTGAAGAAATGAATAGGGCGTTTGGCCCTGCTACGGCGTCCATGCACTTGCGTAATGCTGGCATACCGGGCATTAAATATCTTGATGAAAAAAGCCGAAGCAATTTTAAAATTCAAAATATGTACAAAGGACAGCCTTATGGTGAGCCAGTGTCTTTTATGACTGAAATGCAAGCAAAAAATTATGCTGAAAAACAAATAAAAAAAGGGTTTGGCGTTCAAGAAATTTCTGGCACCCGCAACTTTGTTGTTTTTCCTGGCGAAGAAAAGAGCATGACCATCTTTGAGCGCAACGGCCAAGTTGCCTCTCCTATGTACACAGACCCCTTTGCCAATACAATAGGCGACACTACGAGGTGACGATATGGATCAAAACGAATTCGATGAGCCGACAGAGAACGACAAAGAGCTAACGGCTTTTGTCGTTGACCATTGCGACCGCTGGCGCGACTACCGCAACACGAACTTTCTGGACGATTACCTCGAATATGAGCGTATTTTCCGTGGTGAGTGGGCAGCAGAGGACAAAACACGAGACTCTGAGCGATCAAGAATCGTGACTCCGGCCACCCAGCAGGCTGTCGAGACCCGGCACGCGGAGATCATGGAAGCCATCTTCGGGCAAGGCGACTTTTTCGACATTGAAGACGACCTGAAAGACGTAAACGGCAACCCGTTGGACGTTGAGATGCTCAAGGCGCAGCTCACGGAGGACTTTAAGCTCGACAAGATCAGAAAAGCCATCGACCAGATCGAGTTGATGGCCGAAATCTACGGCACTGGCATTGGCGAGATCGTTGTGAAGACGGAAAAGGTGTTCGAGCCTGCAACTCAGCCGATTCCTGGCCAGATGGGCCAAGCGGCCATTGGTGTGGTCGAGAAAAGCCGGATTGCGGTCAAGATCATGCCCGTCAACCCGAAAAACTTCCTGTTTGACCCCAACGGCACGTCTGTGGACGACTGCATGGGCGTGGCGATTGAGAAGTATGTGGGCATCCACAAGATCGTCGAAGGCATCGAGAAGGGTATCTACCGCAAGGTGAACATCACCCCGACGTATGAGGACACCGATCTGGAGCCGACGCAGGAGTTGAGCCAGTACCGCGACGAAAAGGTGCGCCTGCTGACGTACTACGGCCTGGTGCCGCGTGAATACCTGACCGACAAGGACGAAGAAGTCGAGGAACTGTTCCCCGAAGACAGCGCAGCCGAGGACTATTCGGACATGGTGGAGGCGATTGTTGTGATCGCCAACGACGGTTTGCTGCTCAAAGCAGAAGAAAACCCCTACATGATGAAGGACCGTCCGGTCATCAGCTACCAAGATGACACGGTGCCCAACCGCCTGCTGGGTCGTGGCACGGTGGAGAAGTCCTACAACATGCAAAAGGCGATTGATGCCCAGGTGCGCAGCCACTTGGACTCGCTGGCGCTGACGACCAGCCCCATGATGGGCATGGACGCCACCCGCCTGCCGCGCGGCGCACGGTTCGAGGTCAAGCCGGGCAAAGCGTTCATGGTCAACGGCAACCCGGCTGAGATTCTCTACCCGTTCAAGTTCGGCGAGACGAGCCTGAACAACCTGAACACGGCCAAAGAGTTCGAGCGCATGTTGTTGCAGGCCACGGGCACGCTGGACAGCCAGGGCATGGTGAGCCAAGGCAACCGTGACGGCGCGGGGATGAGCATGGCAGTGGCCACGATCATCAAGAAGTACAAGCGCACGCTGGTGAACTTCCAAGAGGACTTCCTGATCCCGTTCATCCAAAAAGCGGCGTTCCGCTACATGCAGTTTGACCCCGAGCGTTACCCGAGCGTGGACATGAAGTTTATCCCCACGGCAACGCTGGGCATCATCGCCCGTGAGTACGAGCAGCAGCAATTCATTGGTCTCTTGCAGACACTGGGCCCAAACACCCCAGTGCTGCCGCTGATCTTGAAGGGCATCTTGAACAACTCCAGCCTGACGAACCGCTATGAGCTGATGGCGGCACTCGATCAGATGAGCCAGCCAGACCCACAGGCACAAGCAATGCAAGAAGCCCAACAGCAGTTGGCGATGCAAGCAGCGCAGGCACAGATCGCGGTCAACACGACGCAGGCCGAGCAGAACCGGGCAGAGGCGACCAAGCTGATGACCGAGGCGCAACTGATGCCGCAGGAAGTGCAGGCCAAGGTGATCGCATCGACCACCAAGAACCTGCCAGCGGGCAACGAGTCCAACGAGTTTGACAAGCGTGTCAAGATCGCTGAGTTGATGCTCAAGGAAGCGGACATCAAGAACAAGAGCAAGATTGTTGAGTTGCAAATGAACAATGCAAAGAACAATGTTGTGGACGCGGAAAATGACTTCCTCGAAACTTTGAACATGGAGCTTACAAATGGCAATCGATAAAATTTTCAATAACTCAAACATTGACGATTTGGCGGACAATGTGTTGAGCGAAGTTGATGACTTCATGTTGAGCGTAGAGAAGATGCAAAAGCGCAAAGTTGCGGGCAACGTGCAGTTGGTCATCCAGGCGCTCAAGAAAATCGACAACGACATCCGTGAGAAGTACGACGGTGTGACCACGGTGATCGAAAAGCGTGTGTCTACCATCAAAGATGGCCGCAACGGCATCGACGGCAAGGACGGGCGCGACGGCAAGGACGGTCGCAATGGTAAAGACGGTACGCCAGGCCCGCGCGGCATGGACGGCGCACGCGGCATGGACGGCAGCGACGGTGAAGATGGTGTGTCTGTCACCAATGCGTTTATTGACTTTGATGGCTCGCTGGTCATCAACCTGTCTGATGGTCGATCATTGAACGTGGGTGAAGTGGTAGCGCCTGATCTGGCCGAGAAGATCAAGGTCATCACCAACGGCGGCGGCACCAGCCAAGGCGTGCTGGACACACTGACCAGCCTGCAAAACCAGATCAATCTGATCTCATCGGCTTTGGTCTACAAAGGCACTTGGAACGCAAGCACCAACACGCCCGCGCTGGCATCTGGTGTTGGTACAGCGAACAGCTTTTACATCGTGTCGGTCGCAGGCACCACGACCTTGAACGGCATCAGCAACTGGGGGGTGGGTGACTGGGCTACGTTTAACGGCACGGCCTGGCAGCGGGTTGAGGGAGGCGCAGCGGGTAATTTCACTGACCTGACTGCCTCCGGCGCTGTCACCCTCTCAGGCGGCACAGCCAACGGCGTGGCCTACCTCAACGGCTCCAAAGTCCTGACCACTGGGTCTGCGTTGACGTTTGATGGGACGAATTTGGGTATTGGGACGAGTTCGCCTACAAGCAGACTGGTTGTGCAACAGGCTCAGAACACAGGCGATGGAATTCGATTGCTTGCAAGCGGCTCTGACACTACGCTATTAACCCGCTACCTTTCAAGTATTGATGCTTGGCAAATCACATCTTCATACGGAACAACAGGCGCTTATAAGCCAATCGCTTGGTTTACCAGTGATTTGGAACGCATGCGCCTCGACTCCTCCGGCAACCTCGGTATTGGGACGAGTTCGCCTGCCGCCAAACTAGACCTTTCTGCTAATGCCGTCATTATGGGATATTTCCGTAGTTCTGGTGGGTCAGCAAACGACCAACGCCTGACAATTACATCTGGTGGCGGCAGAGTGGTTCTTGATGCCGCAACCAACTCAACTGGTGCTTCTTCGGCATTTGGTTTTACGCTTGGCGGAACTGAAGGGGCGCGACTAACGACAACAGGGTTAGGTATTTTTAATTCATCACCATCAAACCCATTGTCTGTAACCGGCAATGCTAACTTCTCTGGCATTGTTGGGATTGGTGGTGCTACAACAGCGTCAGTTGGCGCATACGTCACCAACAATGCGCTATCAGGAACTACTCAGTTTGGCGTTGCCTCTGCGTTAACTGGAACATCTGCGGCAACTGTATATGTTGCGGCATTTGGTTCAGTTCCAGCAACAGCTAACGCAGCATTTACCGCCGCTGATGTGATGGGTTTTAGAGCATCTAACGCTACTAAAGGCGCAGCAAGCACAATCACCAACCTTCACGGTGTATACATTGCTGATCAAACCCAAGGTACGAACAACTACGGTATCACCAGTTTAGTCTCCTCTGGCACCAACAAGTGGAACATCTACGCCAGCGGGACTGCTGCGAATTACTTTGCAGGTAACGTAGGTATTGGGACGACAACTGTTGGTTCACCCCTTACTGTTGTTGGTGCTGCTGGGTACGTTGTAACAATAGATGGCGCAACCGACACCAGATTGGACTTCAAAAACAGCGGAACCAGAAACGGTATTATTCAGTCCACTTCAACGGCTTTTAGTGTAAATGCCGTAACCTCAATACCGTTGCTATTTTTGACTGGAAGTGCCGAACGCATGCGCCTTGATGCCTCCGGTAACCTCGGCTTGGGGGTTACTCCGAGTGCTTGGACATCCACATACAAAGCCATTGACGTTACAAGTCGAACCTCTTTTGTTGGTACAACAGGCGGTTTAAGTATTTTTTCAAATAATTCCTATTTTGATGGAACAAATTGGATTTATCGGGTAACGGATGCAGCCAGTCGTTATCAACAAGATACTTCGGCACATAAATGGTTTATAGCAGCATCAGGCACAGCAGGAAACGCCATCACATTTACTCAGGCGATGACGCTGGATGCTTCCGGTAACCTCGGTATTGGGACGAGTTCGCCTTCAGCATCAGCCATCTTAGACGCTCAGAGCACCACCAAGGGCGTGAGGATGCCCAACATGACCACGACACAGAAGAACGCCATTGCTTCTCCTGCTGCGGGTCTGATGGTGTATGACACCACCTTGGCAAAACTTTGTGTTTACACAACAGCATGGGAAACCATCACTTCACTTTAACCCCCAAAAGGACTCATCATGACCATCTACAACTGGACGATCTCCGCCACAAACTACGATGTGGCAACAGGTTTCATAACAACCGGGCATTGGCAGTGCAATGCTGTTGACGGAGACTACACAGCCTCCATCTATTCCACTTGCTCATGGGCTGATGGCAGTCCTACGATCCCGTATTGTGACGTTACAGAATCTGAGGTGCTTCAATGGTGTTGGGACAGCGGCGTGTCAAAAGATGCCACCGAAGCTGCTCTGGCTCAAAACATTGCTGACCAAAAGAACCCTGTGACAGCCACTGGAACTCCGTGGGGTCAAGCATGAACTTGAACCTTGAACCAAACGAAGTGCAATTCATCTTGCAGGTCTTGGGTGAGATGCCAGCGAAATCTGGCGTGTGGCCTTTGATCGTTAAGATTCAAGAGCAAGCCAAGCCCCCTGAACCTGCGGAGTAAGCATGATCCCCGACATCTCCCACCGTGAAATCTACGACCGCTTGCTTGCTGTCGAAACCAAGGTAGACCGCATCGAGCAAAATACGGAAGGCGTGGTCAAGGCGTTTGAGGCTGCTCAAGGCGCGTTCACGGTACTGGAGTGGTTCGGTAAACTTGCCAAGCCTATCTTGTGGATCGGTGGTCTTGTAGCCGCTGCTGGCATCGTCTGGCAAAACGTAAAACTCAAATGAAAGACTGGGCCGTTAGCTTCATCGCTGCGGCCCTTCTTTGTGGGCTGGTGGTCTGGTGCGCCAAAGTGTTTGTTGAGGTGCTGCTGTGATTGTTGAGTTGATGGCCGCGAACGCGGCGTTTTCCGTGATCAAGCAAGCCCTAGCCAACGGCAAGGAGCTGTCTGCGCTTGGCTCACGAGTGTTCGACTACTTCGACAACAAGGCGATCATCCAAGAAAGAGCCACCAAGAAGGGTGGCGGCAGCGACATGGAAGAATTCATGGCGCTGGAGCAACTGAACGCGCAAGAAGTTGAACTGCGTGAACGGATGGTCTACGCTGGCAGACCCGGTATGTGGGAGGATTGGCAGAAGTTCCAAGCCGCTGCTGCCCGTAGACGCAGGGAAGCCAAGGAAGAAGCCGCCAGAGAAGCAAAGAGGCGGCAGAAGCAGCTTGAAGACATGGTTGAATACATAGCCATCGGTGTGGGGGTTGTTATCCTGACTGCCCTGTTGGTGGGCGGCATCGTTCTTTACATGAAGCACCTGCGATGAGCGAAAAGCCTGAGTCCATCATTGACAAGGTGTTGACCTATGTAGACAGCCCGTTCAAGCTGTTTGCAATCCTGGTGATGGGCGTGGTGGCGTTTGCCGGGTACTTCCTTTGGCAGAACCAAGAGTTCATGTTTGACGCTTACAAGGAATCGAAGAAGCTGCCCGAGATCAACGATGCCCGTGCCGATGACGCCAGCTCCATGCTGCTCAAAAAGACGGGCGCAACCGTGGTGGCAGTGTTTAAGGTCAATCCTTTGTTCAACAGTCGTGTGCTGTACAAAGCCTACACCAAGGAAGGGCGCGACAAGACGATTGAAGACATTGATGTGGGGCTGTTCAGCCAGAACACGGCCAACAACGCTGATGTGGTCAAACTGATGACCAACGAAATCCCTTGTGGCGACTACCGCTACGCTCAGTCTGAGGTTGGCTTGTGGTACTTGGAAAAGGGCGTGACGTTCACCTGCCGGGTCAGCGTACCGCCAGACAGCCACCGCTTTGTTGGACAGGTCACGGTCGGGTGGGCAGAGCCACCGCAAGACATTCAACAGGTAAAATTCATGCTGGAGATCGCCAGCGCCATGCTAACCAAAAGGGGTAATTGATGCTTTCACTATTCTCAACTCTTGGGGGTCTGCTGATCTCCGGCCTTCCAAAGCTGCTGGAGTACTTCCAGAACAAGGCCGACCAAAAGCACGAACTGGCACTGGCGCAGATGCAGACCGAACGCGAACTGCAAATGGCCGCTGCTGGTTTTGCAGCGCAGGCCAAGATCGAGGAAATCCGCACTGAGCAGGTGGCGATGCAGACCCAAGCGCAGATGGCCGAGGCCGAAGCTGGCATGGTGCAAGGCGCTCAAGAGCACGACAAGGCAGTGCTGGCTAAGGCGTCCACATGGGTGGCTAACTACGTGGGCAC